CGTCAGAGGACGACGAGGACAAAGTAAAAGTGTGCGCCAATTACGCGAAGTATGTAGTTGATATTTCAACAGGCTACTATCTGGGAGAACCAGTCAAATACAACAGCGAAAAGAATGACGATAAACAGAAAAAAGAAGTACTTAATGCAGGTGTACAGGCATCAATCAAGAATGGAGCGGTCAGACAGTACGATTGGGAACAGGCTAAACAGATAGATATATCTAGGGCGATAGATGTATACGAAAATCAGACTATATCTGAATGCGATGCAAAGATAGCTAAGTATATTGGAATATTCGGAGAAGCTTATGAGTTAGAATATGCAAACAGTAAAGAACATCCAGAGCCAAGAACAACAGTAATCGACCCTAGAAATTGCATTATGGTTAGGGATAATACAGTCGAACATAATAAGCTCTTTGCAATTGTATATGAAGAGCAGGAAGACTTGAACGACGTTAAATATTACGACGTTACAGTATATACAGCGTTTAATTCTAAGCGCTACCGCTCAACTAACCTAGAAGATTTTGAGTTTCACGAAATATTAGACAGCGAACAGGAGCATTACTTTGGAGAAGTTCCAGTGGTCGAATATCAGAACAACGACGAAAGACAGGGCGACTTTGAGCAGGTAATACCGTTAATTGATGGACTTAATGAGCTATTGAGCGACAGAATCACAGATAAGAAGAAGTTCATAAACAGCTTAATGGCGTTGTTCGGAATTACGATTGACGATGACGACCTAAAAATCGTTAAGGATGAAAGATTTTTAGACGGAATACCAGTTGATGCAAGAATTGAATACATACAGAAAGTATTCGATGAAGGCAGTATGTCGGTACTTTGCAACGATATTATAAGGGAAATCCATAAGATGACCTTAACAGTCGATATGACCGACGAAAACTTTGCAGGTAATAGTTCAGGACAGGCGTTAATGCTTAAATTAATGACTATGAACATTCTTGTTAAGTCCAAGATGCGAAGCTTTGAAAAGGGGCTTAAAAAGAGATTTGAAATGTACAATCATTGGCTTTGTGTTCAGGGAGAAATGAACCCGATTGACAAGAAAGAGCTGGATATTGTATTCACCATAGCAATG